CTGCACCTGCTGCCGCAGCGACGAGGAACTGGCTGATGTTCTCGTAGCAATCAGCGTGGTGTCCAAGCGTCTGGCCCGTAAGCTGGCGATGGCTTCCGGTCAGAACAGAAAGCCAAATACACAGTGCCATTACAGGCAGGAAAGGAGCCGACATGAAGCTTTATGAAGTAAACATCGCAATTCAGCAGGTCATTGACCAGATCGATTTTGACCCGGAAACCGGCGAAATCCTCTGCGACAGCGAAGCGCTGTTTGCCCAGCTGAATGCACTGGAGATGGAGCGCAAATCCATCCTTTCCTATTTGGCAAAGGTAGTGCTGAATCTCCGCTCCGACGCAGCGGCCCTGAAAACTGAGGAAGATCGCCTCAAGGACCGCCGCAAGAAACTGGAAGCCAAGGAAGAACGCCTGCTCTCCATTCTCGACCGTGAATGCGCCGGTGAAAAAACGGACTGTGGTGTCGCTACCTTCAGCTACCGTGCATCCACCAAGGTGGATATCTCCGATTCTGGCAAGGCTGTCAGCTGGCTCAAGGAAAATGGCCATCAGGACTGCTATCGCACACCAGACCCGGAGGTCAACAAGAACAACATCAAACGGCTTTTGAAAGCAGGTATCTCCATTCCGGGAGCCAGCCTCGTCGAAGGCCAGACCTACAGTTTGAAGTAAGGAGGGCCTTATGCTCAACATTAGCAACGGCATTATTGCCAGACCGCAGAAAGTGGTCATTTACGGTGCCGAGGGCGTCGGCAAGACGACTCTCGCTGCCGCATTTCCCAATCCGCTGTTTATCGATACTGAAGGCGGCACCTCTCACATGGACGTGCGCCGTATCTCCAAGCCTCAGAGCTGGGATGAGTTCATCGCTGTTCTGAATGAGGTGGCAACCACCTCTGGCCTGTGCGAGACGCTGGTCATCGATACCGCAGACTGGGCAGAACAGATGGCAGTGACCCATCTGCTCACTAAATACAAGAAGGCCGGTATCGAGGAATTTGGCTACGGCAAGGGATACGTTTACCTTTCCGAAGAGTTCAGTCGCATGCTGGCCGCACTGGACAAGTGCATCGCTTCCGGCATCCATGTGGTCGTTACAGCCCATGCCAAAATGCGTAAATTTGAACAGCCGGATGAAATGGGCGCATACGACAGATGGGAAATGAAACTGTCCAAAAACTCTGCTCCGCTGCTTAAGGAATGGGCCGACCTGCTCCTGTTCTGCAATTACCAGACCTTCGTGGTCACGACTGAGAACAAGGCGCAGAAAGCGCAAGGTGGCAAGCGTGTGATGTATACCAGCCACCATCCTTGCTGGGATGCGAAGAACAGGGCCTCATTGCCGGACGTGCTTGATTTGGACTACAGCCATATTGCACATCTGTTTACGGGCGCAACGCCTGCAGCGCCTTCCGCTCCGACAGTGTCTCCCGCAGATACCGTCCGTGAGCTGATGCAGCAGGACAACATTTCCGAAGCGGAGCTTGTTGCCTTCGCTGCCAGCAAGGGCAACTACACCACTGCTACCGGTCTTGCGGATTACCCGGAGAAGTTCATCACCGGCTGGATCATCCGTTACTGGAAGCAGATCGTAAGCGGCATTGAAGCCAATAAAAATAATCAGATTTAACAGGAGGATCGTAAAATGAGCGATTTTTATAACAACAGCAGCGCCAACATGTGTATGGATTGGGATGACTCCATCGAGAACGACGGTCAGGAGTTTATCATCCTCGACGAAGGCGACTACAACTTTACCGTCACCGATTTTGAGCGTGGCCGTTTTCCCGGCTCCGCAAAGATTCCTGCCTGCAACAAGGCAACTTTGACTCTGGAGGTTAAGACCGACAACGGCTCTGCCTTCATCAAGACCGACCTGATTCTGTACCGTTCTCTCGAATGGCGTATCAGCTCCTTCTTCCGCAGCATCGGGCAGAAGCGTCACGGCGAACGTCTCGTGATGAACTGGAATCGTGTCGTTGGCTCCAGAGGCCGTGCGCACTTCAAACCTCGCACCTACACCGGCAATGACGGTCAGGAGCGTAAGGCAAACGACGTGGGATACTTCATCGACTACGACGAGAAGAATTTTCCTGTGACCGACGGTTTCATGGAAATCGATGGCGACGATGATCTGCCGTTCAATTAAGGAGGTGCGCCATGTTTCAACTCAGACCCTATCAGGCTGAGGCGAAACAGGCAATCTTGTCCGCATGGTCGGAGGGGTACCAGAAGACGCTTCTGGTACTTCCTACCGGCTGCGGGAAGACTGTCGTGTTCAGCTCAGTCGCAGAAGAACAGGTTAACAAAGGACATCGTGTCCTCATCATGGCCCATCGTGGTGAGCTGCTCACGCAGGCCGCAGATAAATTGATGGATGCTACCGGCTTGGAATCCGTATTGGAAAAAGCCGAAAGCTCCAGTCTTGGCAGCTCCGTACCGGTGACGGTCGGCTCTGTGCAGTCATTGGCACAGGAAAAGAGACTCGCCCGGTTTCCTTCAGATTATTTTCAAGACATCATCGTGGACGAAGCTCATCATTGCCTTTCCGACAGCTATAAGCGTGTGCTGAATCATTTCCCGAAGGCCAATATCCTCGGTGTGACTGCAACGCCGGACCGTGGCGATATGAAAAACCTCGGTGAGTTCTTTGATAACAAGGCCTACGAATACAGCATGAACGAAGCTATCCGTGAAGGCTACCTTTGCCCGATCAAGGCGCAGATGATTCCGCTGGAGCTGGATATCTCCAATATCGGTGTTTCAAACGGCGACTATGCGGTCGGTGAAATCGGCTCTGCTCTGGAGCCTTACCTGCATCAGATTGCACTGGAAATGCTCCGCTATTGTAAAGGCCGCAAAACTGTGGTGTTCCTTCCTCTAATTAAAACATCGCAGAAATTCTGTCAGATGCTCAACGATATCGGCCTTTCCGCAGCAGAGGTCAACGGTGATAGTTCTGACCGTGCAGAGGTACTGGCCGATTTTGAAGCCGGAAAGTATGACGTGCTTTGTAATTCCATGCTGCTGACAGAAGGATGGGACTGCCCGTCCGTGGATTGCATTGTGGTCCTTCGTCCGACAAAGGTCCGTGGCCTTTATCAGCAGATGGTGGGCCGTGGTATGCGCTTGTCACCGGAAACCGGTAAAGAGCATTTATTGCTTCTGGATTTCCTTTGGATGACTGAAAGACACGACCTGTGCCGACCTTCCTCTCTCATCAGCAAGGATGCGACCATCGCAAAGAAAATCGATGACCGTCTTAAAAACTGTGATGAGCAGTTTGACCTTATCGAAGCAGAGGAACAGGCCGAGCGTGACGTGCTGGCCGAGCGTGAAGAGGCTCTGGCAAAGCAGCTGGCAGAAATGCGTCGCCGCAAGAGAAAGCTGGTTGACCCGCTGCAGTATGCACTTTCCATCGCTGCAGAGGACCTGACAAATTATGTGCCGACCTTCGCATGGGAAATGGCTCCGCCTTCTGCAAAGCAGATCGAGTTCTTGGAGCGCAGAGGCATTTTTGCTGAGTCCGTCGAGAACATGGGCAAAGCTGCTCTCCTGATTGACCGCCTGAAGCGTCGTCAGGAAGAAGGCCTCGCAACACCAAAACAGATCCGCTGCTTGGAAAGATACGGCTTCCGACAAGTCGGCACTTGGCAGTTTGCTGATGCCAGCAGGATGATTTCCCGTCTTTCCATGAATAGCTGGCGTATTCCTACCGGTATGAATCCGGTGACCTACAGACCGTGAGGTGACAGCACATGGACAACAACATTTTATCGGCATTAAAAACTATCGATGTGGCCAGCCTGACCAGAGCCGACTGGATTGCGGTGGGCATGGCACTAAAAGAAGAAGGCTATCCCTGCTCCATCTGGGATGATTGGAGCCGTAACGACTCCCGCTATCATCCCGGCGAGTGTGAGAAGAAATGGGCCTCGTTTCACGGCAGCTCCTCTCCCGTCAAAGGCGGCACCATCGTTCAGATGGCGAAAGACCGTGGCTGGACACCGTATGGCGGTGAGGATGGCTGTATGAATTGGGACGATGCCATCGAGTACGACGGCGATGACGGTTTCAATGGCTTTACAGCACCGGACGCATGGAATCCTGCCGAGGATTTGATTACTTACCTGCAGCTGCTTTTCGATGCAGACGATCATGTGGCCTACGTCACCGGCGATGTTTGGCAGGATGCCGAAGGCAAGTGGCTCCCGTCCAAAGGCGTGTATGACCGTACTGCCAGTGAGCTGATTGCTTCCCTGAAAAAGCACCCGGATGACCTCGGCGCTACTATCGGTGACTGGAAGCCGGAGGTCGGTGCTTGGATTCGCTTCAATCCCGTAG